CGGGTATAGTACTAGAGCAAAATGGTGGAAGGCCTAGGATGACCTTTGGGTACAAAGCGGTTCCAGGAAACCGCTAGGGGAGGCACGACCTCCTTGAGCTCATGTTGCAACAGAGGCAAAACATTTTCTCAAAACATCCAAGTTTAAATAAAAAGGATGGAGACAAAGAATTTTTACTCTGAATCTAATACCTGTCCGTAAGTGGGAGAGGACTATTGTTAGTAACCTTTAGGGTTACAAGCACGGCCAAAAGGCTAGGTGCTATAGTCATACACACTTACCGAACTGTACACTGTTAACCGGCCCTCCGGTTCATTCCATCCGCTAACTACGGTAATGGAGTAGGCCCTTTTTATCCTAGGGGCAGTGTACCAAGGGGAATTAGAAAGGCGACATCAGTAGTGGGTATCGGGTGACCGATACTCTTCCTTAGCTGGGGTAAGGTTACTTAGGGACAATTAGCTCGGTTTTTCCGACCGATCTGAGACTCCATCTCAACACTAACCATACCGTAGCAACCCGCATCCAGGAGATGGAAGGTTCTACAGACTTTAGCGGACCCTCATTAGGGTCCTAACACGAATTATACGTGCTAAAGTCCTCACTGATGCGACAATCATATTCTCCCCAAGTTGTGGGAAGGTATGAGATTCGCGGCAAAAGAACTAATATCACCATCCTCTTATTCAGAGGCTGTGATGCAGATGAGAAGTAGCAAGTTACTACTTTATGTCACCGATGATCCCGGTTAGGGGCTAAAGGGAGGTCCACTTTTTGTGGCCTGCTCTCCTACTCACGGGCGTCCTTCTGTTACACTCATCTTTTGGGTTGCTGAATGTCCAGCTGAGTCCCAACAAGAGCCGGTGCTACCGGACTAAAAACAGGCAGGCTTGTCATGCTTCACCCTGCAAGGGTGATTCATATTTTCTTTTGGGGATGGTATTGCCTATACCGACCCCACATGACATGCCTCTAACTCTTGATTGGAACCAATATCCCCCACGGGAAGATTGGCTTATTTTTTCCTGCACAAATTCACTACAGTTTCTTACCGGCGGCCATTTGACGCAATAAAATTGCCATCAAATCGTCAGCGGAAGGAACTTTCCCTGATGGCACCTCTGCCGTGTCAGGAGTGAATATAACTTCAGGTACTCCCTCAAGAGGATCGCTCGAAAGCAATCCTTCTTCAGGGTCAGGACTGAAGCTATCAGATGCGATGTTCTTACGAACCATCTCATCTTTTGTGTAGTGTATATCCAAAGGCTCTAACCAAGGACCAATAAGTCCTTGGTTAGGATTAACAGGAGAAGATACCCTTCCTAAGGGGTACTTCAACTCCTCAACCGGTGTAATAATTACCGGATCAAGGAGCGTTCTGTTAAACCGATGGGTACACACAGTCCGAGCACCAGTTGTTTTGTTGTACAACCGGTGAGCGGACAAGAAATCCTCGTTCGACATCACTGTTGAACGGCGCACCTGCCACACTGCTTCCGCACGGGTCTCATGTACTGATTTCTCAGCCACAAGATAACGATGGATACAATGCACCAAGAAACGATAAGAAGCATTAGGACGACGACTAATCGCCATCAAAATGTCTCTCGCCGTAGCTTGGGCCTTGTCCAAAGTTAGGGCTCGCTTGTTTAGAACTGGAGAAAAGAGAACTCGATAAATCCTTTCCACAGACGGGTTATTAACCCATCTATGAGGCACGAAATCATATAGACCACCTAACGGTGGATTTCTAGGATCTCCTGCCGGGAACTTAAGAGGCAATTTTCCGCAGGGAACAACAAACCCTCCGTACCGAACGACCTGAGCGAATGCGGATATGGATGCGGGGTCTTCCCGGTCCTTATCCCCTAACAAGTCCATAGGGATCTTGTCAGTTTCGCGTTTCATAACCCCTAACTTATTATGTCAGAGGATTATGATCTTAATTACTTCCTCACGGAAGTAAGGCAGGTCTAAAACAATCGATTCCTTTTTCAATGACTTCATACGAAGCCATTTACTTAAAGAATCGAATGTTCAGCAGCGAGGGCGGGTAACGAAAAGCTGTAGTCCCCGTATTCAACGGGAGACAGTCTGGTAATTAGCCAGACGTGAACCCCTAGCAATGTGACGTTTACCCCGAAGGGCAAGAATCACATTGTGGTTTAAGTCAAATTTCTTAGCTAAGGAAGCTAAGACAGATCCATCTAATTTAGAAACGCAAAGTTCCTTAATAGACACCATGGCATAAATACCACGGTCCCGGCTTGAGAATTTCTTAGCGAATTCCCCAAAACCGGTAGATGAGATCAGGCTTTTGTGAAGCCCGACTTTGACCCCTAGAGTGTTCATCAGCTCAAGGTACCCAGCCCCTACTCTTCGATCGGCGATTTGTATATCGTCTCCGAGTAGGGCGTAGCCAGCGAATCATTCACCTCAAGCAGTGACCCCAGCTCTCCGGGCAGCAATTTGGACAATAACATGATGAGTTAAAGCCAACATTGCTCATGAAGAAAGCGCCCCCATGGGCTGACCTACTCCATACCGGTAGAACTTACTCTCCAAACCATAGCCACCGGCCATGAATTTGGATAGGAAGTACCCACGACCTACAAGTAACTCACGTCACAAGTAGGCCGGGCGGGGTCCAAGCCACATTGCAAGAATTGCTTCTTGAAACTGGACTGGAAGACAATCGGTTGCGGCAGATAAATCATAAGACGCAAGGTACTTAACCTTCTCTCTTTTCATTCATGTCCGTAACCGGTGAAGGGCTCTAGTTTGATCAAATGTTCCATCTTGATCAATTTTCTCCAGTTTCCTGAAGATTGCGTCGTGTAACGGAGCTAGAGCTCACTGCGTTCACGCATCAACCATTGCAATGACTCGAACTTTTCCAGCTGCCTCCGGAAGGAGAGCTAGCTTTCCGAGACCCTGAGGGAGTTCCTTTCAATAAAGATTGGTATCCATCCGGGTTGGGGGAACCACAAAATCGGGAGTTTCAATTCCGATATGTGAGGAGACTTGAGAACGGAACTCCTCAATGTCTGGTTCGAAACCCACTGCTTGCGGGAAGTGCCATAACCGGGGATCACCCGGGTCAAGCACTTTATCCTCAAAGGAGTCGCCTCCTTTGGGCTTAAAAAGATCATACCACTCCGTTAGGAGTGGTAACCGGTGTGGGAATTCCTGAGCAGGATTAAACACACCGGTTAACCGCGACTTGAGACTTGGTTGGCGTAAGCCAATTAACTTAGAAACTAAGAACAAGTTTTCAAGGGATAATGTGACTAGTTGATAACCTAGTCACATTAACTTTCCAAACAAGGTGATTACCCTGTCCGAAAGAACGCGCGGTTTTCCTGCAGAACCTTTTCATGCTCTCAATGCTAAAAGTAGCGGTGCTACTCCAGTATTGATTAAGGGAGATCGGGCAGGACCCGATTTCTCCATAATAAAGGGTTTGGGTAAACCAAACTCCTTAAAAGCATCCCGTCCGAAGTACGCCAATGAAAAGCTTACTGGAGAAGAGGCAAAAAAATGCCCTATCTCGAAGATTGCCCGATCATAATTAAATGAATCAGGTAACCCGCTACCGTGCTCAACGGTAGCTAGTGAAGCTTTACCTTTTAAAGGGAAAACCCGATAAAAGGATAGAGCAGAAAGTCAAAATTGAATCTCAATTTTGTTCTTCTCTCTCAACTTACGGCGGCATCCGGAATGGATAATGTTGGGTATTTTAGATCCGGCAAGACGGACCAAGGCACCCAGCTCCACGGTACTATTTACGAGGCTAGTACCTGCTACAGATTGCTGTAGCAACGTTAATGCAGCCTTCAAGTATATTACGGGATATTTCCGATTAGGGAGAGTCCCGTAACGCCAGTAGTTTCACACTTCAACATAAGTGTGAGCTTTCTTGGCACGGCGTATGGCTTTACGGTAAGATGATGGGGAAGATCTTACTAAAGCGATACCGCTACTCCGCATCACCATATTATCTAGATGGCGGGCTAGTTGGCTCGAGTTAAAAAGCCGATGTACTTTACGTGCGAAGTCAAAGCACACCTTTTGGTCCTGTTTCCTAATTTTTCCAAAAAGAATTAATCTGATATCTAAAAGATATCTGACTAATCCTTTTCCTCCATTTCTGGAGGCCATACCAGCAAGATCAGCTCTTTCTAGAGCTTTAGCTGATATCGAAATTTCTGCGTCTGTTTCATCTCATGGTTGAGTTGAGAACAGACGACGAAGAGGAGAGTAAGTTGTGGGTTTCCACTGGAATTTTTTTAAAAGTTTTTTCATATTTAAATTATTTTTAAAAAAGCCATAACTTACCCCCGATCTCACTAAACGCAGTATACCCTTTCGGGGTATACATCCAAATCCAAGGTACCTTGTTGCCCAACGACTCTCCGAAGTCAGGCAGCTGCGAAACCAATATCCCCCGGTGTAAACCGGTTTCAAAAGGTTATTAAGTTTTAAACGCAGCGCAAGGACCAGTGGAAACCCAGAAAGTGCACCAACGGTCACACAGGGGTCGCAATTTACCGAATTTAATCGGTGTTACTGTCCTGCTTCAATGAAGATATGCACCTACCTTGGATTGTTTCACGTTTAATGAAACGGGCAGAAAGAAATTTCAGTACCGCCAAAGAACGAGAAAAAGCAGACCCAACCTTGGGTGTCACCACTGGATAAACCAGTTTTGTCCAATTAAGGTGGTGTCCCTAGGTAGGCGTAAACGCCGAAACCATCGGTATCTGGAACGGATGTATGGATTCACAACTAGCGAAATCTACATAATAAGCCCTGTTTTTCAACAAGACGCCTTATGCAGTACTAGCCATCATCCTTTTACCCCGCCAAACCCGAACTTGCTATCGCAATTAGACCCAATTAAGGGCTTTCATCGTTCAAGCAAGAGAACATGATTGCCATAGTACCTCAAACGATTGCTCGTTTTAGGCCCGTCCCTTTGCAAAGGAGACGTGTTTTAAAACGTCGGTGTACCTCACTCTTCAGTGAG